CTCACGCGCGCAATAAATCACCCCTCGGGCCGAATCAAATAGGCCGGATGGAGGGGCCGGGAGAATCAAATGGCCGGAGTCAAGGGACGAAGCGGCGGCGCCCGTCCGGGTGCCGGTCGGAAGAAGAAGCAGCCGGTGCCGCTCACCGCCGCCGGAACGCCGGAGGTGCCTCCCATGGTAGCCGAGGCACCGGCGAAGAAGACCGCCCGACGCGGCCCGGCCGTGGAGCTTGAGCCGCAGCCGCACGGTGGCGGTCTGAAGCGGTCGCGCGCCGTGCCGGAGCCGCTACCCGACGCCCTGGCGGGCATCGGAGAGGACGGATTCGACCCCCGACCGGCCCTGGAGCAGGTGGCCATGGGGCTGTTGGAGCCCAGCCCGGCGCAGATGAAGGCGCTGGTGGCCCTGATGCCCTACGTGCACACGAAGCGCGGGGAGGGCGGGAAGAAGGAACAGAAGCAGGAGGCCGCGCAGAAAGTGGCCAGCCGGTTTGCGCCGGCTGCACCGCCGCGGCTGGTGGCGGTGGGTGGTAAGAAGGGGTGACGCCGACCTGGACGACTGCCTGCCCGGATTGGGAGCGCAGGCTGGTGGATGGGGAAAGCATCATCCCGCCGCCGATCTACCCGGAGCAGGCCGAGCAGGCGCTCGGGATCTTCAAGGCGCTGCGGGTGGTTGACCTGCCCGGCAAGCCGACGTTCGGCGAATGCTCCGAGCAGTGGGTCTTCGACTACGTGGCGGCCATCTTCGGCGGCTACGACGCCGAGACCGGCAAGCAGATGATCCGGGAGTACGGGCTCCTGATCAGCAAGAAGAACACGAAGTCAACCATCGCGGCCGGCATCATGCTCACCGCGCTGATCCTGTGCTGGCGGGAAGAAGAGGAACACCTGATCCTGGCCCCCACCAAGGAGGTCGCAGACAACAGCTACAAGCCGGCCGCGGCCATGGTGCGCGAGGACGACGAGCTCGCGGCCCTGTTCCACATCCAGGATCACGTCCGCACGATCACCCACCGGGTGAACCGCAACAGCCTGAAGGTGGTGGCGGCGGACGTGGACACGGTGTCTGGCAAGAAGTCCGGCAAGGTGCTTGTGGACGAGCTGTGGGTATTCGGCAAGCGCGCGAACGCTGAAGCGATGTTCATGGAGGCGCTGGGCGGGCAGGTGTCGCGCGACGAGGGCTGGGTCATCTACCTGACCACGCAGAGCGAAGAGCCGCCGGCAGGGGTCTTCGCCGAGCGGCTGAAGTACTGGCGCGACGTGCGCGACGGCAGGATTCACGACCCGAAGACGCTGGGCGTGCTCTACGAGTTTCCCGAAGAGTTGGTCAAGCGCAAAGCGTACCTGGACCCGGCGTTCTTCTACGTCACGAACCCGAACATCGGCCGCTCGGTCAGCGCCGAGTGGCTGGAGGACAACCTCCGCAAGAACCAGAGCAAGACGGACGGCACGTTCCAGCAGTTCTTGGCCAAGCACCTGAATGTCGAGATCGGCCTGAACCTGCGCACCGACCGCTGGGCAGGCGCGGACTTCTGGGAAGATGCCGGCGAGCCGGGCCTCACGCTGGACGCACTGCTGGAGCGCTGCGAGGTTGCCGTGGTCGGCATCGATGGTGGCGGACTGGACGACATGCTCGGGCTGGCCGTGATCGGCCGGGAGCGCGAAACCCGCCGCTGGCTGCATTGGGCCCATGCCTGGGTGCACCAGATTGCACTCAAGCGCCGCCAAGAGATTGCCCCGCGGCTGCTGGACTTTCAGCGAGAGGGCGATCTCACCATCGTGGACCGCCCTGGCGATGACGTGGAAGCGGTGGCGGACATCGTGTGTCGGGTCCGCGACGCCGGCCTGTTGCCCGAAAAGCAGGGCGTGGGCGTGGACGGCGCAGGCATCACGGACATCGTGGACGCGCTGGCGGCCCGCGAGTTCGATGAGCAGCAGATCGTGGCCATTCAGCAGGGATGGCGCTTGAATGGGGCCATCAAGACGACAGAGCGCAAGGTGGCCGGCGGTGAGATGGTGCACGGCGCCCGCCCGCTGATGGCCTGGTGCGTCAGCAATGCGCGAATCGTGCAGAACAGCAATGCCATCAGCATCACGAAACAGGCATCCGGCACCGCAAAGATCGACCCGCTGATGGCGACGTTTGATGCGGTGACGCTCATGGCGCTGAACCCCACGGCCAGCGCCATCACGCAAGGCTTCGTTACTCTATGAACCTTCTCTCTCGATTCGCCGCTGCTCTCCCGTGGCGGCGGGGAGAGGTGCGCGCGCAGAGCCAGTACAGCGATGCCGTGTTGGACGCCTTCGGGGTGACGCCTGGCGCCGCGGGTATCGTGGTTTCGCCGGTGTCAGCCATGCGGGTAGCGGCTGTGCGCGCGTGCGTACAGAAGATTGCCGGCAGCATCTCGACGCTGCGGCTGGACATCCTGAAGCAAGACGGTGACACCGAGGTCAAGCAGCCGCGCGATGACCTCTGGTACAAGCTGAATGAGCAGCCGTCTGGCCAGTTCACGGCGACGAGCCACTGGGAAACCCGGATCGAGTACCAGCTGCTGCGCGGTGACGGCTTCACCTGGATTCGTCGCCGGCCGAACAACATGATCAGCGAACTGCTGCCGATCCCTTGGGCGTGCGTCCAGCCATGGCTGCAGCGCGACGGATCGGTCCGCTACTACGTGGATTGGGCCGACCGTGGCATCCGCACCTGGTTGGATGCCTCCGAGGTGCTGCACTTCCACGGCCACGGATTCGACGGCAAGTGCTCCATGAGCGTGCTGTCCTACGGCGCGAAGAACGCCGTCGGCAACGCGCTGGCAATGGACGAATACTCGGGCAAGTTCTTTGGGGGCGGTGCGCACCCGTCCATCATCCTGAAGTCGGCGAAGACGATGTCCGAGGCGCAGAAGCAGCAGCTGCGCGAAGCCTTTGTCGCCAAGTACTCCGGGATTGCCAACGCCCACAGCCTGCCACTGGTGCTGACCGAGGGGCTGGATGCCAAGGAGATCAGCCTGTCGGCCGACGATGCCCAACTGATCGAGGGGCGCAAGTTCCAGGTGGTTGACATCGCACGCGCCTTCGGCGTGCCGCCGCACATGATCGGCGAAACGTCAGGTGCTTCCGCTGTCGGCGCCGGCTACGAGGAACAGGGCCGGAATTTTGTGACCCACACCCTGCGCCTGCACATCAAGCGCATCGAGCAGGAGCTGAACCGCAAGCTCTTCCCCCGCGATACCGGGAAGTTCGTCCGCTTCGACCTGTCCGACCTGACGGAAGGCGACAGCAAGGCGCAGGCCGAATACAACAAGGCCGCTCTGGGCGGCCCGGGCTCTGGACCCGGCTGGATGACCGTCAACGAAGTGCGCCGCACCCGCGGACTGCCGCCGATTGAAGGTGGCGACGTGATCTTCCGGCCGGAAGTGAAAGGCAACCCCCAATGAACACGAAACTCCTGCAGCTGCTGCGCGACAACCGCGGTGCAGCCAAGGCGCTGGCGCCTGCCGCCCGCATCCAGCAGGCCGCCGACTCCAAGGAGGCGACGGTCTACATCTACGACGCCATCGTCTCGTCGGAATGGGAGGCCGAGTACTGGGGCGGCGTGTGTCCGCAGGATCTGGTGCCGCAGCTGAAGGCGCTGGACGCGGACGTGGTGAACCTGCGCATCAACTCGCCAGGTGGCGATGTTTTTGCCGCGCAGGCCATCTGCACCGCGATCAAGCAGATGGGCGCCAACGTCATCGCGCACATCGACGGCGTGGCAGCGAGCGCAGCGACGGCCATCGCCTGCGCCTGTGACGAGGTGGTCATGGCCGACGGCGCGATGTACATGATTCACAACGCCTGGACGATTGCGCTGGGCGACCGCAACGACTTTCTGGAAACCGCAGCGCTGCTGGAGAAGATCGACGGCACGCTGGCCGATGCCTACGCTGCCCGCGCGGGCAAGAAGAAGGAAGACATGGCCGCCCTGATGGATGCCGAGACTTGGTTCACGGCGCAGGAAGCCATCGACATCGGCCTGGCCGACCGCAAGGCCGACACGAAGGCCAAAGCGCAAGCCTGGAACCTGAGCGCCTACTCCAAGGCGCCGGCCGCCCCCGAACCCAAGGACGAGCCGGAACCCGCCGGCCTCCACATGAGCACCGCCAACGCCAACCGGCTGCGGCTCCTGATTGCATAGCGCTTCTCGCGCAGCAACCGTTGGGCGCCCGGTCGGCGCCCTTTTCTTTTGAAAGGTCAGAAATGACGATCCAAGCACTGCGCGAGAAGATCGAACACCTCGCGAAACAAGCCAAGGCCATGCTGGAGGCCAAGGGCGACCAGAAGTGGACCGCTGAAGAGCAGGCCACTTATGACGGCTACATGGCCGACATCTCCGAGGCCCGCGCCGGCATCAAGCGCCTGGAAGACCTGCGCGCCGCCGAGGCGGACGCTTTCTTCAACGACGCGACCGAGGAAGCCCGCAAGCGTGCGCAGCGCAGCGGCGAGACGGTCGAGATCGACGCGGTGCAGGCTATTGCCATGTACCTGCGCCACGGCGACCGTGTGACCGCTGAGCAGGCCATCGCCATCCGCAACGCGATGTCCACCGGCACCAACACCGAAGGCGGCTACACCGTGCCGTCCGAAGTCGCGGCCATGGTCATCGACTCGCTGAAGGCCTACGGGGGCATGCGCGAAGTGGCCGAGATCATCACCACGGAAAGCGGCAATCCGCTGAACTGGCCGACCAGCGACGGCACGGCCGAAGTGGGCGAGATCGTGGCCGAGAACGGCGCGGCCACCGGCGCTGACATCACGTTCAGCACCGTGGCGGTCAACCCGTACATGTACAGCTCGAAGAAGATCGCGCTGCCCTGGCAGCTGATCGCCGACAGCGCTGTGGACGTGATCGGTTTCGTGACGAACCGCCTGAGCACCCGCTTGGGCCGCATCACGAACACGCACTACACCACCGGCGACGG